ACTCCGTTTATATAGAAAGTAATATTTTCAGCCGATTTATTATAAGTTACCGCTAAATGAGCCCAGCTCCCAGTGTCTGTAGTTGTACTCCAAGCATGTGCATTGTCATTTAATGAATCTTTGTATGCAGTAATACTATTCGCTATAGAAAATGACATTCTCCCACTACCAGTTCCAACATCATACATCCAAGCAAAAGAATCTCCAGCAGTATTGTATGCCCCTTTAGAAATTAAAGGGTCAATAGCTGAGTCTTTTAAATTTACCCAACAAGCTAAAGTAAGAGCAGACGCTCCATCTGCCCCTGTAATATCACCCATTGTAATATAATCATCGGTTCCGTCAAAATATGCAGCACCATCACTTACAGGTACAACTGAACCTGTATTATACCGATGTAGCATTTTAAGATTACTTGTTACGTGGGATGGGATGGATTTTACAATCCCACCTTTGCCCATCTGAGCTCCTAGTCCTAAAGGCATATTAACCTACGTAGGCTATAATACTTCCAGAAGCCAATATAATTTGAGTCCATCTACCGTATATCGTCATACCTGCTGTAAATGTAACTGAATCAACTGCATCACCATCTGAATCAATTCCTGTTGCACCACTTTGTGTATTTGGAAATAAAGTATCTTCTGCTGAAACAAGACCACTTGTTGAATTAAATACTGTATCTGTTATGAATTGAATTGCAACAAAGTCTCCTGTTGCGCATGTTAATGTATCAGTTCCACCATGATATATTGAACCAGCTTGTCCAAGTCCAACATTTTGTGATTCTTGGACTGATAATTTATGTATTCCTGCGTCTCTTACTGCCATTTTATCCTCCTGCCCTAAGCACTGGCTGTGCGTGAATGGGCTTGTTATTATTATATTAAATTCTTAGTAGATTGGGGGTAAGCCCTTTATACGACTTACCCCATAGTTCTACAAAACTATTAAACCTTATTGCTTTGGTTTAACCATTATTGTCTAGCTCAATATACTCAACAATATAACACATTGCACCAGCTGAAAAAGCTCCACCTGCTCCAATTGTTCTAAAATGAACATCTGTAGCGGCAGCTCTATAAGAGGCTGCAAAAGTTCCAAGTATTGCAGTACCACCTAAAGCAGCAGTAAGGACATCATCAGTAGATGAGCCTATTCCTGCAGCTACGGATGTGCCAGAGCCTTCAAGGCAATCAGCATCAAGGGTTCCAGTAAACTGAGTCCCTCCTGCCGCTGTCCCTACACTAACTCCCACAGTACCACTTGCAACTGTAAGTGCTGAATGAACCACAGCTGTTAGTCTAGTAATAATAGAATTCTGAGGAATTTCAATTGCCCCAGAATCAATATTAGCAGACGAAGCTGTAAATTCAATTATTTTTGACTTTATTTTAACTATACCAGTGCTTGGCGGTAAAGCTACGCTATTACTATTTTGATTTAATACATCACTTCTCATTCTACACGCCCTCCAAGTTAATCAACGCATGTGTTTCAGGAAGAGAAACTTCAAGACCTGCTTCTGTAAGAATCATATCCTTTCGTAAATCTTCATCTGCTTGTTGCACATTTGTTGTGATTGAAGTGTCTCGATTAACACCGTTACCAACAAGAGGTCTGTAAGATACGTGGTCTAAATCAACCATTTGCATAAATCCTGATGCAAAACCTCTAAATAAAGGTTCTTTAACAAGAGATATATCACCATGAACAGTTTCTATTTTAGTAATTGAGTGTCCAAATGTACCATTACTTCTGTCGAAGTTATATGGTGCAGTAGTACTATTGGTGTTTCCAATAAATGTATTAGAGCTACCCAATTTATTAAAATGTGAAATTACTGGTAATGATGCTAATGCTAATTTAGAAGAACCTCCACCCCTTGCAGGGTCAAAAATTACTTCAAAATCAGAAAGCATATCATCATAACTCCACTCACCAACTGCGTTTGATTTGTAATATGGAACACCTTCGTTATATGATAATTGAGAACCATCATTAACAATATTTCCATACCCTTCTGCAATTGTGCTTCCAACAATACCTTCAGTATATTGAATACCACCAGCAGAACCTCTTTGACCAAAAAGCATTGCTCTTTCAATATCCACTTTATGTTCTCTTAATTTAAGATTCCATAATCGTGCCCATTCATCAGCATATCCACGATACACTGTAGCTCTTGCTGTATTAGACATTTCGCAAGCTGTTTTAAAGATTTGGGTATAACCATAATCATTATCAAGCTCTTGAGACCATACATCAGGAGCGCCTGAACCTTGCTCAAAAGATGTACCTATTACAGTACATTTTGAATTATCAGCAACTGCAAGAGTACCTGTAGTACCTGTATGAGATATAACAGTCACGCCACAAGTTGTTTGTGTTGCGCTTGAACTATTATCTACACTATTTATTCTTACATTTGCTGTTGTTGGAACGCTATTGCCATCGACATCGCCAATTGCAACAACCATTCCAGGAATTAACCAATCAACACCATCTCCTCCTTCCGTATCAAAAACTAAAGTATCATTGCTTCCTTCAGCAACTAATGTTAAGCTTGAATCTTTAATAAGAAAGCTTCTATCTGTAATTGATACTTTTGTTCTGTCTTCTAAGAAACGGAACTGGGAATCTGATGTTGGTACTTTTGCAACTTTTGACAAGTATACGAAAAACGGAGATTCCTCTGGTGACAGTTCTGCGACCCTATCGCTAAAGTCATACAGTCTTCTTGAAGGTATAGTACTATCAATGACTGCACCAGGAGTTCCAAATTTCACTTGTCCACTATTATAAGTAGCCATTATTATTATTCTCCTTAGTTATTTATTTTAAAACGTTTGTGCGGCTACCAGCACTTACAATATTATCCCACATTTCATCCTTTCCGCTTTTAGCTTGAGGTTGTTGACCTTGCAATATACCACCAGGTGTTGGGGTATCTTGCGTTTGTCTAACATTATCAAGTGGGTTTTCTGTAACTGTGCCTTGGCCTTCGTTCATAACAGCTCTCCACATTTTAATAGCACCTTCCACGCCATACTCTCCAGGATTTTTTGATGCAAAATTCATAAAAGAATCAACTTCTTGAGGGGTTAAACCTTGTTGTAAAAGATTTCCCTTCAATTGCTCGACTCCTTGTCGTTTCATTACACCAGCCATCCTTTCGTTTACAGCTTGTCCAATACTATCTTGCAGTTCTTGCTGTCTGAACTTATACGATTTAGATTTAGGGTCATTATAGGCTTCCCACGGGTCAAATTCATCTTTATCTAATTCAATACGTTGCGGGCCAACGGGCTGCCCATTGTTACCACCTTGAACCATACTTGCAACTGTATTAGCAATATCTGGTCTAGCTTGTAACAGCTGCCCAATCGCTTCATATTTCTTTAGATTCTGATTTTCATTATGGAGTTTATCCTTCTCAGATTGGAAGTACTTGGCCTGTTCTTCCCAAGTCTGTTCCGAATTCTCGTTTAATGCTTGTCCTTCATCCTGCCCTACATTATCAACGACTTGACCTTCTTCTTGAAGATTTTCGTTTTCATATGCGTCTGTCATTATTTTTTCTCCTTTTGCGATTTCTCTTGTCTTTGTTGAGCTTGACTGCTTAAACGCAATTTCTCTGACTCGAGTTTGACCGCATCTTTTAACCTGTCTACGGACAACTTATTAGCTGTCTTAGATTCTAAAGACTGACCTTTAAGTTCAGCCTTGAATTTTTCTACCTCAGTACGCTTACGTGCCTGTATTGATTCTCTATGTGCAGTTTGTAAGTCACCTGAAACTTTCTTAATTTGTTCTTGAGCTTGACCCAATGCTTGTTGTAATTGCATAATTTGGTCTGTTCTTGACAATACGCCCTCCTTATCAAATATATCAGTTTTCTTAAGTGCTTCAACCTTATCAATAAGTCCTGACTGATAAGCTTGCATATATACTTCCCATTCGCCCCATTTATTTGAAGGCATTGTTGAGTTGCCAATAACTCTAATATCAAATTGACCAACTGATACATCATTTTCAATTTGCATTAATTCTTTTGTCTTATCATCATACAGTCTTTTATTAACTGTATATTCATTTATATCATTATTAGGTTGTGCAATTCTAAATGTCTTTTGAAAATTATAATGAGATTTAGCTAAATTATAAACAACCTTTCCAATTCTTTTTAAAGAACCTTCAACATCTCTTAATTTTGACTTTGAACGTCTTTGACCAAAATCCTCCATCATCATTGTTGCTGAAGATGTTCTTGGTGCTGCTTCTGTATTCCCTTGCATCATTTCAAATATCCCCATGTTAAGGTCAATATATCTCTCAATTAACTGAGGAAGTTGCATAATTGAACTTGACAATGGTTGAGGTGAAGGAAAATGTGGTTCCCCAAAAGAGGCATCATATTCTAGGGTTGCGTTTGGATTTGCCCAGTCTCTTTCGAGTTCTTCAATGTCTTGGACACTTCCTTGAGGGATAAGAAGCTTGAGTCCAGAACTAGCTTGTGCGTGTGATGTAATCAATGACACTACTTTATTGAGGAACCGTTGAAAATCTTTATTCTTTCTAACATCGCTCATTGGATAAGGGGTATTAGTCCATATATTAGGAACAGGTACAATTGGATATATATCAGTATCTAACACTAAATCATATAAAACAATCTGTCCCACTGAACATGTTTGTCTAATTCTTGTTTGCTGAACTTCAACAAAGTCAATTAGACCTTTATTAATTGCACCTAAAAACTGCTTATCCTGAGATAATGCGTCAAATTGCTCTTTTGAAACAATCTTTTCCTGGTTATTTCGTTTGTCAAGAAGCCTGTAATATGGAACCTTTACTTTTGAATAATGTTCAATTAATCTATATTTTTGACTTGAACCCTGATAATCATAATCTTTAACAACATCAGGAGTAAAAGAATCCATTGTACGTTTATTTGAGTTATCTGGCCAATCTTCTTCAGAAACAGTATCAATCTTATCAATCAATAATGCTTCTTCGCCTTCCTCAATTGGTTGCCCAAGCTGGGGATAAGCGTCAAGAAGTTGCATTTTACTCATTACATGTGATACCATCATTCCTGTGGCATCATCAAAATATCTATCCCTTGAATTAGGGTCTACATAAACCTTAAAAGGATTAAGGTGCTTAAATTTTATTTCGCCTCTACCATAATCAGCTTCTTTATCAATATAGGCATAAAAATATCCAAGCCCTGTAACTGCATAATCATGCACTGCTTGTTTAAATTGTTCGTCTCCGTCAGATATATCCCATATGTATTCAAGAATAACCTTCCAAACATGTGACAACTTAGTATCTGAATCTTCACGACCAACTGCTGAAAACTTTGGAGGCTTAGATGTTATAATTGCTTTGAACTGCTCAATCGCAGAATAAAGTCTATCCATTGGAACTGCTGATTGATTTCGAGATGATAATTCATCTGCTTCATCTGCACTAAAATGATTACCTAAATAGAAGTCAATATCTTCACGAGCAGCAACATCCCAATCTTCTCTTGCGTTAGACCAACGGTCAAACAGCTCTCTAATCTCTTTTGCTCTAAAATCTTCTTTAATCACAGTATATAATATAGTAATAAATTGTTATATATAACAAATCGGTTTAAATTCGTCTTCCAGTCATCCAATCATACATCTTTCTTGGCTTGTGCCAAATACCATCTCTTGATTTTTCACGTTTAGTTGTTGAAGCTTTTGGATTCCCTTTTGCCCACTGGGTTGCCAAGTAAAAAGCATCAATAACATCATCATGAGAACCTTTAGGAAAATCAATTAATTCATCAATAAATTCATGATGTTGTTTTTTAAGATGAACTGCACCAGCTTTGAACATTGGCTGTAGCCCTTCAAATAGCCTATCCTTCTTTTTCGAGTTATAATTCTTGATTCCTTTTTCAATTCCTGGTAAAAACAATCCTTCCTTCTTGCTTCTTTTCATTATATAATCACGAAGCATTTCCTGATATGCAATTGTTTCAATATTTATTCGTCTGATTGGCGAGTACTGTTTAGCGATTTTAAATATCTCATCGGCACATTCCATGGGTAATACTCTTTTACGCCAATAGTCAATAACGTAATAATCATATTCAGCAGTAACACCAAGAACCATAATAACAGAATAGTCACTCCTGCTACTAACTGTTGAAGCGGGGTCAACACCAATATATATATTAATATATTCTTTGCTCCCATCAGAAAATTGTATATACCATGAGTCAGCCGCTTCATCAAACCTTGTATTACCTTGATAAATCCCTTCATTAATATCCTCCTCACTAAATATCTGGTCTTCAGGTGATTTAGCTTGATTCATATATTCCTGATAAAACTTTGCAGGAGTACCTGAATCAATATAAAACTGTTTTCTTTCTTCTAACTTTTTAATTGGCCACCTTGAAGGCCATATAGGTTTACCATCTTCAATGGCTTTTCTAGTAAAAACTGACCAAGTATATTCTTCACCAGTTTTATCTGCTTCTTGCTTTGACCTAACAAGTCCATTAAGGAAACTATCATAATGCACAATAGTACCATTACACCATAAGAACCCATTTTTGTCAAAATCAATTGCAGGATATACCGCTGCAGTCACCCATTCCTTAATTTGTCGTCTTGAATCAGGAGTTTTGGTATTTAGCTCAGATTCAAAGTCATCAAGGATTATACCAGTATAACGAGTAGATAATTGTTTTTTACCTCTAAGTCTTTGTGATGTACCCTTTCCAATCATTCTACATCCATTCTTTAGAGTAAATTCATCTTTAGTCCATTTATCTCCTTCCAGGTCTCCAAAATAATAGTGAATAGCTGGGTTTGAGTATATATGGTTTGCAATCCAATTCAAGTTATCACGAGCCTGGTCTTGTGCTTCTCCAATCCAAGCAATAAATTCAGGCCTATCTTTGGTTGCAAATAAAAATTTATGTAAGACCGCTGTAGCTGCAAGTGTTGATTTTGCATGGTCACGAGGTAAAACTAACGCTAATTGCTGTTTTGTATTGTCAAGCAACAGTTTTCCAACATCAATATGAAAATCTGGTGTTGCACTTGCTAAAAAATCTTGAGGGGAAAATAGCTTTCCAAATGTAATTAAGTTTGAATAAGCTAATTGTAATGCTTCTTCATTCTTTGAAACATTACCATTCAGGTTTAAATTTGCCATTTATATATTTGTTAATTCAAAATGCGGTAAGTCATCAAAGCCATTATCTTCAAGGTCAGTGTTTTGATTCCAATCACCACCCCATCTAAGGCCAATACCCTTTGCTTTGGCAATTCCCATCACCATTCCAGCAAAATAGGTCATTCTTTCTCTGTCATCCCAATCAATTGGATATGGGCAGACATCAACAGCGTTTGAAGGATTTGCGTTATGACGACCATTTGGCCATGCAGCTTTTGAATTTCCAGATGCAACCGCAGCATCTTGGTCTTCTTTGCCTCGATGTCCACATATTACTGAACAATCAAAGTATTTAATAACTTCATTGAATATTTCTTGCAAGTCTTCATGACATGTTGCTAATCTTCGTTTTGAACTTTTTCCAAATTTTGGCATAATCTATCCTTGTAATTTTTTTAATAAGTCATCTAATATATTTTGTTGTCCACCAATTCCACTTCCAACTGATGCAAAACCACCCTGTGTACCAGGATAGTATAATCTTTTTGCTGCTTGTCCACCAACTCCTCCACCTCCTGTAAATTCAGTAGGGGCAACAGGTCCAGGCATCGCCCATCCCCCAGTTCCAGCCCCACCTTCTTGGGTTTGATTCATATAATTTAATAATGCTTGAATCATTTCAGGAGTTACTCCAGATTGCTGTTGAAGCCATGTTATATCAAATAAATCAACCATTCCATCTTGGTTATAATCAAAAGGGTCATATTCAGTAGGCTGTGAAGGGTCTACATCTGGAGAAAATCCACCTGTTTCCGTATCAACAATATTTGTCATTCCCCCATATTGAGCACCACCCTGCTGACCTCCCATAACATTTCCACCACTGCCACCAGTAAAAGAATGAGATAATGGGTTATGAATAGCTGGGTTGCTTGGTTGGTTCATATTATTAATATTTTTGTTGGTATTATTCATACCTTGTGTTAAAAAACTTGTAAATGGTTTAAATCTTGGTGGCATTATGCTTTTCCTTGTATTGAATTCTCGCCATAAATATACACAATATTATCATTTAAATCAAATTCACTCTTGCATTGTGGGCATACCCACCCACTAACTTCACGATGTGAGTCCAAAAGTCCAATTCTTTTTGTGAATTCTTCGTTAAGATATAGGTCAGATTCACAGATTGGGCAAGGGTCTTTTAAGATATCACTCTGATTCTTTTTCTTTGTGTGCAATGAGCTCTGTTTTGTTGCCGCCATTAAGTGCCTCCATTTGTTCTGATGTAAAACCTGACCATACAGTTAACTGTTCCTGCTTTGTATCTGTATCAAATAACCCTGCAATCTTGGATAATGACTCCAATGAACGTAATTTATCAGAATCTTTATCAGCAACCTGCGCAAGGTCCTTATATCTGGATAATATCCAATCAGCTGTAATGCCCTCATCCTGCAGCACTTTCTTGATTTCCTCTTTGACCATCTTCTTAACCTCATCTTTTTTCATTAATTTGTTGGCTGAGTTGGCAATGTGCTCACTACTCTTTGATTTCTTGAACACCTTTGCGTATGCCTGTGAGATATCTACTCCCTCAGCCACATATCTTGCAAAAACGAACTCTTTTGGTTTGAGTCCTGCTTTCTTATATTCCTTAAATGCCTTATAAGTTCTTGAAAATGTATATATATTCTCTGCAATTCCGTCTTCACCAAGCATTTTGGCGTTTAAATTGTCCACTCTGAAGGTTCCAAGCACGGTTCTTACACAACGTGTATACTTTTCCGAAGCATGAATCTTCAAAGAATAGCATTTAAGTATCTGACAAACGTTTTCATCGTCAGTAAGCACCCAATCATCCTCTTTTGCCTTTCTCCACTGCTCATTTAGCTGAACATCAGGATGATGAATGCGAAATTCCTGCACAGAATCGTATAAATAATGCTTTTTTCCCTTAATTTCTTTAAAATCCATTAATATACCACCTTTCTAGGTAATCCCAATGAAGCTGGTTGCTCAACCAATGACTCCAAGAAGCTTTTAAGGTCAGAATGTCCTTCATATTTCTCAAGAATGCCAGAAGTTTTATAATGTTCATCCCCAACTGGCCTATCTTTTTCATTATAAGGCAACATTTCCTTTAATTTAAAATACATATCCCTTAAAGCATCTTCATCTTTAAGTTCTTCCAATAACTCCAACTCCATGACATCAAAATCTTCTTGAGTTCCATACATAGGATAATCCTCATCAGGGCTTCCAGCGTGATGGCTCTTCATATCATGAATTCCACCAACTCCATGCAAAAATGATTCATGCATTAAAATTCTTAATGCGTTTTCTGCAAGAGTGGTTTTAGGATAAACCTTGTCATGATAAACAAAAGCAGTATCAGGGTCTTCTGGATTAACGGATTTCCTATAAAAACCTTGAGCAAACCCTGGAGCTTCCTCCCAATCCGCCAAATAAGATATAATTCTTTCGTTTTCAAAATTGTTAATTAATTCATCAACAGCATGATGAGCACTTGAAGAACCTAACCCGCCAAGGAAGTTCTTAAGAGCACCAACCTGATAGTCCTCTTTGTTTCTAGCCATGAAATTTGGGTTTTCAGGATTATAAAATTCTGCATCATCCCTTTGAGGCATAGTATAGTCCGCTTTCTTTAACACCTTATAAAGAGGGTCTTTTGCAGATATAGCTAAAGCTGTAAGTAAATCTTGAGGTATTCTTTGTCTTGCCATGCCATAATATAATACCAATTTTGTTTTTAAAAAAATTTGTACTAATTTATGGCTCACATAAATGGTTTGGTTTAATACTTATTGCGTTTATGTTGAAAAAAGTGGTCACAATAAGGGGAGAATCAAAGCCACAGTCCAACTCGAAGACAATTGAGGACGATTCTAGGGGAATAACCCGAAACTGATGATTGTCCGTGTTTTTAACTTATTCATTAGAAACATATCCAAAGGCAGCATGGCTCCAGATGAGCAAAGTTGCAAAGGATTCTGAGTACTCTATCTATATGGTAGGGGTAATATCTCTCTATCCTTTCAACAACATTCACCAAATGAGCAATTATAAATTAGAAATTATATAAGGAAATATTATGAAAGTAAAAGGAATAGATTTAAAAGACTTAACTAAAAAACAACAAAATGCAATGAAAAGACATTCTGTTCATCATACAGGAAATCATCTAAAAGAAATGGTAAATGCAATGAGAAAAGGAAAAACATTTACTGAGTCTCACAAACAAGCAATGAAAAAAATAGGTAAATAAGAACCTAAATTACCATCCAAAAGAAATAAGTTATTAAAGTTATAAAAAGTTGAAAAATAATATTAGAATGTGTGTCTGTCTTTTTCTTACTCACACACCCCATTGAATTGCCCCTATTGGGTTGAAATTAGGTTGAAATTACATAAAATTATAATTTTAATTCAATTTTATATTATTTATCTATAAAGGAAAGCCCTCTATTAACGAGGGCTTTTTTTATTGGTAGGCTGTTTATGGTTGCGAGTGTTGGCTATTGACAAGTTAATCAAAACAAGCTTTAATAAATCTTTCCTTATCAAACCTTTCATTATCTTTTTTAAACATAATAACAAAGTCCTTAATTAAGGGGTCTTTAGCGATATACCTAATTAATTTATCATCACTTACACTATTATCTTTTATTATACTTGCTATTTTTATATAATCTTTCCTAGTCATTATTATACCTCCACTTTAGATTTAAAGTTATAACTAAATAATCTTTTAATAAGCGAAGATAATTTAGATAATAAACCTTTATTATTATTCTTGTTTTCAAGTATGCTCAACCTATCTTTTAAGACATTTAAATCAATCTTAAAATCATCATAATCAACAAGTCCTTCAACCTTCCTTTCAACTATTCTTTCAACTTCATATTCATCAACAAAGTCACCTGTCATATTACTTATTTCATCTTCAACGTAATATCTATCTGGCAAGTCATCAACTGCATATTCTAGGTCTTTCACTTTTTCTTTCAAGTCTTTAAGCTCAAGCAAGTCTTTCAATGCTTCTTGAACGTCGTCAGCGTGTAACCTTGCTAACATTTCATCAGCTTCAAATACTCTTTCACTTAATTCATCACCAGACTTTGAAATGCTTTCAGTTATTAGCTTTTGAAGGTATCTTTGAGGTATTACAATTTGAACACT